GGCTACAATCACATCGCAACCACGTTTTTTAATCTCGCGCACATAGCGCAGACCGTGTATCTGATCGCCCAGACCACCTTCAAGGTTTAACAGGATCGTGCCTTTAGTTTTGCCATCCCACATAGGCATAGGGGATTTAGGGACTTCATTACCGAACACACCTTCGATACGACCACGGAATAACAGTTGCTCGCCTTCTAGTAGGTTGCCTTTCCACAGCTTGTACCAGCCACGGTTAAATGCCGCTCTGTGATTCCAAGGTTCTTCCCGTTCGATCTTCTGTGCTAACTGCCAACCTTCATTAAAGTTACCCATTAAACTAGCAGACAGTTGTAAATCTAAATCGTGTATCGGACGATGACCCGGACCTTCACCTAACCAAAAACGTGGTTGTTGGTAGTCACGATAGAACACACCTAATACATCTTCTGCGGTGGTTGAGTGCTGGCGTTTTAGCTCTGACTTCACATCATGCAAGCCTTTTACCTGCCAGACTTCTTCGTCATTCTCTTTTAAATGATCGGCATTGATAGCGTTTAGGTCATACTCGTAAGCAGGGATTTCTAAGAACGCATGTATCCGGTCAAGTTCTTTCTGTGGATTAGAGAGCAGGTCATCATAGTCCACAAACAAAATGCACTCAGGCGCAAAGCGATAGCCAGACTCTAAGGTTTGATAAGATTCCTTAACATGATTGACTAACTCCGAAGTACGCAGAAAATCATCTAGGTTAGCAGGTTTGGCAACTCTGACCATTGACGCTACGCAGTCAGGTATATTTCTAACGGTAGCAATGACTTTAGGTTTGTGGCCTAACACTTTAGCCATAGTCGGAATATTTACATCCGATGCCCACCCCCGTGCTTTATCTAAGATGATAGGCTTATCAATGTCTGCATATTTAGAATCACAGATGTTATGGAGTATGCGCTGAATCTCAGCCTCTGACTTTACTTTATCCGGTGTAGCCTGAACAGACATAGAATCCGCCCAAGCTCTTAATGTACCGACTAACATATCAAGCAACCCAGATGTTGCAGTTGTGTGTACTTCTGGATTTTGACTCAAGATTGCCGCTAAGACTGTTGAACCCGAGCGTGGAAGTCCTGATAAAAAGTATATGTTTTTCATAAGGTTTGAGTTATGAAGTTAGTGGAGCATATAGTGTATCAGGTTAATACGATTGGGTGGCTAGGGAAAAACTTTGGCCAATACTTATGCTAGACCATGTGGTTAATGCACCAACCTGCACGGGAGATGATCTATTAATAACGGTGTTATCACCTAACTGACCGCTATTGTTCCAACCCCATGACCAAAGAGTCCCATCGGTTTTAGTGGCTAAGCATGTAGAAGAATTAGTGCTTATATTTAACCATGTGGTTAATGCACCGACCTGCACGGGAGATGATCTATTAATTACATTGTTTTGACCTAACTGACCATTGGAGTTATAACCCCATGACCATAACGTACCATCTGTTTTAGTGGCTAGGCATGAATAGTTACCAGCACTTATTTTAGACCACGTAGTTAATGCACCGACCTGCACGGGAGATGATCTATAAATAACATTGTTTTGGCCTAATTGACCGAGGTTATTTAAGCCCCAAGACCATAACGTACCATCTGTTTTAGTGGCTAGGCATGATTGATAACCAACACTTATATTTAACCATGTGGTTAATGCACCGACCTGCACGGGAGATGATCTAGGAATTGCATCACTTTGACCTAACTGACCATTGGCGTTATAACCCCAAGACCATAATGTTCCATCCGTTTTAGTGGCTAGGCAGGAATACTGGCCAGCACTTACATTAGACCAAGTAGTTAATGCTCCGACCTGTACAGGAGATGATCTATTAGTAGTATCACTTTGACCTAATTGGCCATTATTATTATTTCCCCAACTCCACAGATTATTAAAACCCTGTAATGTCCACAACCCCGCTGCTTTTGCCTGTAACTGTGTTTGTAATGTCCAAACACCATAATATGGTGAAACGACTGGGTTATATGAGTCAGTAATAAACCCACCTTTATATCGCATAGACATAAAATTCTCCTATGCAATAGTTTCCCAAGAGGCAGTCACTGTCAGGTAGTTAGCTGTGCCTGCGGTTGCGCCAATAGATTGGTTCTCAAGCAAATAGAACGATGTGGTTTTGTCAGTAATAATCAGCGATGCGTTAGCCGGAACTGAGATCGTAGACGCAATAGGGAATGCTGTACCCCCCAAAGCCGCTGCGCTGTACAAGTTGATTGTAATGTTAGCCGCAGATGTACCGTTAGTATTAGCCACTACAATCGAGTTGACTTTAAGCACAGTACCACTAGAAGCTGCATTAGATGCAAGTTGGGTTGCTGATGTAGTTGATAAAGAAACAGACGCGCTGTTCCCGTAGATAGATGTTACATTTACAATGTTCGGCGCTGCCATTTGAAATTCCTCTTAAATACTGAAAACTAAATCGAATGCGATGGACTTGCCAGCGGTTATGCCCGCCGATGGTGTGCTAAACGACAAATTACCTGCGCCATCAGTGCTAACTACTTGACCATTTGTCCCATCAGCAGTTGGATATTTTAATCCGGCTGGGTTGTTAATTAAACGCTTTACATTGCCTGTGTTATTTTTGGCGTACAGCGCCATGTCAGCATCGTTAATATTGATTGCCAATTCGCCAGCCGCTAAATTGACAGCAGATGGTGCTGCGCCTAGTGTTGTTGTTCTGTAAAGTTGAATAGGTGTATATCCAGTAGCCGACATAGCGTTACCTCAAGTTTTCAAGTTTAAATAATGTACGCATGTACAAACCCGCCATTTCATCCAAAATGTTTTCAAGTGCAGGTACGCCATTCGCTATATCATTGCGATTTTCGTTGATCCAAATTAATTGTTCGCGTATTGCCTCAGTAATTTTGGTTGTATCATCAGGAATTTCTTCATTTTTTCCAAATGTTCCGAGATACGATTCAATAAAACTATCAAGCAGATCAATTACGCCATCGTAAAATTCACCCAATGCTTGGTGTTCAGAGTATGAATCTGTAGTCCAATGCCTAGCATGGCTTTTATTACGAATATCAAACGTTTTTTGAATAATTTTGGCAATCATCAGAAAGTACCTCCATTAATTCCGCCCCATGTAGGCGCACTAGCTCCAGCAGATGTTAAAACTTGGCCAGCAATACCGTTGGCTAAAAATGTAGTAGTGCCAGACCCAGATTGATATGGAATTTGACTTGCAGCGCCACCCGCTAAGTTAGTAGCAGTAGTTGCGCTAGTTGCAGTTGTGGCAGATCCTACCGATAAACTTGACTGAGCAACATATTGTGGAGCAGAAGCGCCTGCGGTTAATACGTATCCCGAAGTTCCAAGCCCAAGTTTAGATAATGCTGTGCTACCAGACGCATAAAGCAGATCACCAATAGTGTAAGACGTAATATTAGTTCCGCCATATGCAACCCCTAAAGCATTTGTCAAAGTTAATGTTGTAAATTTACCTGTTGACGGAGCTGTTTCACCAATTGCTGGAGGACTCGATAAATCAAGAGTACCACCTAAAGTAAGGCTTCCTGAAGCTGTAACAGTGCCTGTCAGCGTTAAACCATTAACTGTGCCAGTTCCTGATACAGATGTTACAGTGCCTGTACCAGCAACATCCCAAGCAAACGCAGTGCCATTCCATTTTAAGTAATGACCAGTCGTTACAGGTGCATCAATGAATGTTGTTGCACCTGATCCGCTGTTGTATACAATTTTATTGGCCGCACCACCCGCTATATTTGTAGCAGTTGTTGCTGAAGTAGCAGTGGCAGCGTTTCCGCTAATGCTAATGCCCCACGTACCCGTTGCATTTGTTCCAGATACGCTAGGAGCGCCAACATCTGAATAGGTTAACGTAACAGCGCCTGTATAACCATTAACTGAACTTACCAAGTTGGTTTGATCAATTTTTTGCCAAATTGTGCCGTTAAATATGGCCCAGTCACCTACTTGCCAATCTGTTATGCCGTCTAAGTTGGTTGTTCCGGCCACAGAAACCACATAATAATGCCCATTAGTGCCTGTGCTTGACGTTAATGTTGGCGTATTTGTCAAAGCATTCCAAGAACCTTGGTAAGCTAAACCACCTGTAAAACTGACAGATGAAATAGATGTGATGACACCTTTTGAATTGACTGTAACAACAGGTATTGAAGATGATGAGCCGTAAGATCCTGCAATAGCACCAGAATTAGGAAGATCCGCATTAACTAAATACCTAAAAGCGGTTGGTGCAGCAGCGCCTGCAGATGGCCCCGCATACACCAAGTTGGCATTTTGATCGGTGATAACTAAAGCAGAACCCCAAGTATACTCACCTGTGCCGCCAGATATTAAAACCTGACCTAATGAGCCTGATGGCCCAACATAAAGACCGTCTGCGCCACACCAAATGATAGCGCCAGCATCAGGCACTAAACTTTTAGCAGTACCACCATGATTTAATCCTAACAATCCTTGAACTTCAGTGTTATCAGCTAAATCAACCGATGGATGCTGATGATCTGATCGAGAGATTGTAGTGGCTACACCAGATGATCCCGAAGTTGTACCAGTCAGTGGTGCGCTGTCTGAAAAACTTGCATCCAG